GAGTGGATCGATGGCGAGTATCGCGAGGTCAGCGCCAGCTCGAGTCGGGCGATTGCGAGGCGGTGATGGCTCGACGTTGGAACTTTGACAACGCTGGCAAAAACTGCCGGCCCCGACGGCGCCGATTGACGCGATTGGAGCGCATCGCCGGCTCCATCATCGCGGCCAGGGCGGAGATCACCCATCAGCGGCGGCAGTTGGTGCAGGCGCAGAGCAGGCTCGCATACGCCAAGGTGCACCTGGCAAGGCTGGAGATATTGCGAGAGCGGCTAATGCAAGAGAAAGTGACGTGATATGAACAGCATCACGGTTGAGGGCAATACACTGGTGTACAAATCAGACTACAACCCCGCGCTAGTGGCCGCGCTCAAAGTGGCAATCCCAGTGACGGATCGCCGTTGGGACGGCAACCGCAAAGTCTGGCTTATCGCGCCAGCACACGCGCAAACCCTGGCACGGCTGACCCAGCAGTATCTGGGCGAGCAGGTGCAGTTGCCACTTGTGCCGGCGGCAGCCACAGCAACTGAGACGCGCATCCTCGACGTGCGGTACATCGGCGCGACCAAGGACCGTGGCGATGGGCAACCGACGGCATTCGCGTGGATCGGCGGCCAGTGGACAGCGGTGTTCCCAGAGCGAGTCTTGCGCGAGTGGTTCAACGCCGAGGCACGGCCCGATGAAGTCCCGACGCTCTATGCGGTGCTCGGCATCAAGGCCAGTGCGACCCCCGATGAGGTAAAGAGCGCGTATCGTCGCCTCGCCCGCTCCTGGCATCCCGATGTGTGCAAAGAGCCCGATGCTAAAGAGCAATTTATGCGCATCCAACATGCTTATGAGGTGCTGCGATTGCCAGCAACCAGAGCTAAGTATGATGCAGGCTTAGCGTTGGAGGCATCGCTCAAGAGCAGCCAGTGGTTCGCCGACTCCTACACCCAGGGCGCCGGTTATCGCTCGCCTCTCCGCTGCGGCTTCATCATGGCCGAGGGCCGCGAGGTGCTTGGGCGGTTTGTGGTCGAGAAGATCATCGCCTGGCAGGACATCACCGATGCCCAGGGTCGGACCTTGGTCACGTCCTGGCCGATGGGTGCGAATGCACCAGTGGAGGTGTGGCAGTGACACACGCGATTGTACCCGGCTCCCTCTCTGCCGTCGCCAAGCGCGAGGGTAAGAGCCTGGCGGAGTCATTTTGCTCCGCCGATGCGGTAATCATCGTCGACACGTCGGGCAGCATGTACACTACCGACAGCCGCGGCGGCAAGAGCCGCTACGACGTCGCACTCGAAGAGCTCGCCCAGTTGCAGGCGCACATGCCGGGCAAGCTCGCAGTGATCGCTTTCAGCGACAGCCCGGTGTTCGCCCCCGGGGGCCAGCCGCCCCTGCTGGGCAGTGGCACAAACCTCGCGGGCGCACTCAAGTTCGCAAAAGTTGCCGACGTGCCCAACATGCGCTTTGTCGTGATCTCGGATGGCGAGCCGGACAGTGCTCAAGCGGCACTGGCGGTAGCGGCGACCTATCAGGCCCGGATTGATACAATCTTCGTCGGCCCTGAAAACGACTGGCACGGCGGCCAGGCTTTCCTGCAGCAGCTCGCGGCCGCGAGTGGTGGTCAGCACATGACCGCCGACCGCGTGCAGGAGCTCGCGGAAAGAACAGAGCGGGTACTGCTGAGGAGCGCTTGACATCATGCCGGCAAGATGGTATCATAGCACCGTCCTGGCGGACTCAAACGGCGACGCGTTTTTTATGCGCGCGTCCATACTTGCCGGCAAAGAACCGGCCATGATTCCAGTACGACAAGTACGCGCAAGCGTCGCTGTCGAGTTCCGCCAGGACTAGGGGATCGTGGCCGGTTTTTTGCGTCTTTGGAATAGGGAGCTGTCAACGTGGAACAGACCAACATCGAGACTCGCAAGGTGGCAGACCTGGTTTGGCGTGAGGACTTGTACCCACGCATCGAACCCGACCCAGCAACTATTCAACGATACGCACAAGATATCGAATGCTGTCCGCCAGTAGAGATCAACCAACACAATGAGATAATTGACGGCTACCACAGATGGACCGCGCACAAGAAACGCGAGCTGATAACTATCCCCGTAATTGTCACGTATACAACCTCTGATATTGAACTGCTAGCGTTAGCCTGCGACCGGAATGCCAAGCACGGCTTGCAACTCAGTGACCGCGACAAGAAGACGATGGCAATACGCCTCTACGCCGATGGGACAGGCAAGAGCGAAGAGGAAATCGCCAAACTGTTGAGTGTAACGCGCCGCACCGTCATGGCCTACCTAAGTCGCACGAAAAAGGAACTCAAAGAGGAGCGTAATCGGCGCATCTTTGAGATGTGGCTGGCGTGTGCCACTGATGAAGAAATCGGGCAGGCCGTTGGGCTGAGTGACCGTGCTGTGGCTGCCATTAGGCAAGAAACCGAAGAAAGTGAAGCGGTGCAAAAACTTCGGGTTCTGGCCGACTACCGTGAGCCAGACTGGACGCCGCCTATCTACAACGTCTGGAAAGTGCAGGATAAAAGCAACGCAGTCGGCCACTTCGGCAACTCAGAGGCAGCATGGGTAGATCGTCTGCTGTACCTTTACACGGAGCCATTCGACATCGTTGTGGACCCCTTCGCAGGTGGCGGCTCTACTATCGACATCTGCAAGAAGCGACTTCGGCGCTATTGGGTGAGCGACCGCCTGCCGATTGTTGAGCGGCGAGACATCCGCCAGGCCGACATTGCAGAGGGGCCGCCACCGTTGCACAAGAGATGGGGAGATGTATCTCTGCTCTACCTTGACCCGCCATACTGGAAGCAGGCCGAAGGCCAGTACAGCAAAGATGGCGAAGACCTAGCCAATATGCCGCTGGAAGACTTCTACCGGGCCCTAACTGGCTATGTGCTGGCCTGCGCCGAGAAGATGAAAGCCGGGGCACATGTGGCGCTTATCATTCAGCCTACTCAGTGGAACGCGCCAGGCCGTGAAGTGGTAGACCATGTATACGACCTATGCCGATTGCTGACCGGCGAGCGACTAGCACTCGAAACGCGCATCAGTTGTCCATACGAATCGCAGCAGTATAACGCGCAGCAAGTAGAGTGGGCAAAAGCCAATCGGCGCCTTCTGGTGCTGTCTCGTGAGATCATTGTATGGCGGGTGTCGAAATGAGCCGAAAAGAACGATGGGGAACCAGAGATCAGGCTTATTCCAAATGGCACCGTAGGCAAAGCAGGCATCTCGCCTATATCGACTTGGACGGCATCGAGTGTTGTTCGATGTGCAAGCAACCTATTGCACTCATTGAACTGGCCATAGATGTGGGACAGACATTCAAGGCGACAACGATCATGTGCAGATTGGCTAAGATGGCCGGATTGCCCGCTTATCTCGTTTTTTACAAAAAGAATGACAAAGATGAGCTTGTAGGTTTTCGAGTGTCGCAGGTCGCACCAGAAAAAGAAACCGAGCGGATAATGACACCAGAAGAGTACATTGAGTTTCTGTGCGCCATACGCGATCCTCACCCCTGCTATCAATGGAACAACCCACGCGAATCCCAGAGGGGAAAGTAATGGCCACCTCCGTTGTTTCTATCGTTACTGCTCTAACTGACCTGGGCTACTCTTTCCGCCTGAACGAAGCGGGCGACGTGATCGAGGTCAACGGCAAGCGCCTCGACGACTTCGACCTGGCCACAATCCGCGCGCGCATGCGGGCCGAGGGCTTTGCCGCCTCTGCTTGGCGGTGGCACTGACCTGGCGGGAGCGCTCAAGTTCGCAAAGGTCGCAGACGTCGAAGGCATGAGGTTCGTGGTAATCAGCGATGGTCTACCAGACAGCGCAGACGCCGCGCTATCAGTGGCCGCCACGTACACCAACAGGATCGACACCATCTTCGTTGGTCCCGAAGACGACTGGGGCGGCGGCCGGGCGTTCCTCGCTCGCCTTGCAAAGAAATCCGGCGGGCAGTATGTGACCGCCGATCGTGCGCAGGAGCTCGCAGAACGGACAGAGCGGGTACTGCTGAGGAGCGCTTGACGTGACGGTAGCGAAGTGGTATCATACCGGCAGTCCTGCCAAGACTACACAGCGCGGCGTATTTTTTTTGCGCCGTCACATATGCGCGTACCTGCGCAATGGGTTGTCCTCAAAGGGGCGACCATGATTCCCGTGACAACGCGGCGACGCTGCGCTGTCGGTCTTGGCAGGACTAGGGGATCGTGGTCGCCCCTTTGCGTTTTGACCGCATTGTAGCATCTGGAGCACCTGACAATGATGTACGCAACAGCACCCCAGGGCAACAGGATCACGGCAACCCCAGGCGCAGAGGGCAACTGTCCACTGTGCGGCGCAGACCTCGTGCCCAAGTGCGGACAAATCAACGTCTGGCACTGGGCGCACAAGATCACGGCGGACTGCGACCCATGGTATGAGTCGGAAACGGCTTGGCACTTTGGGTGGAAGCAGCTCGTGCAACCTGCTTTCTGCGAGTTCCGCATGCCTCCACACAGAGCAGACATACTTGGTAACGCAGCTACGGTGATCGAGCTACAACATTCGTCAATCTCCCCCGAAGAGATCGAAAAGCGCGAACGTTTCTATGACAACATGATATGGCTCTTCGATGGCACCAACCTAAACGGGCGTTTTCAGTATCGGAGAGAAGCGGGCTATCCAGGCTGCACGTGGTGGACTGTGAGTTTTGAGTGGAAACACTGTAGGCGTTCAATCAGACACTGTACGAAGCCGGTCCATCTTGATATAGGGCACGGCTGGCTCGTGCGCTTTGTAAAGCTCGACATAGAGTATGGGGCATGGTATGGGGAGGGCGTGGGTATTCTGGCGAGCCACAGCGCCTTCATCGAACACTATCTATCTCAAGTAAAGAGGCCGTCATGACTACCAACCCACCCAACCTCAACTGGCCCATTCATACCCTGGTGGATGCCTACACGCCCAGGCCACCGCTGCGGTTTTCCGTTGACGGTATCTTCATGATGCCCAGCCTCAACGTGGTCTATGGCGCACCTGGCTCGCTCAAAAGCATGCTAATGGCCGATGTGTGCATGTGCGTTGCCCTGGCTAATCCCTGGTTGACTGGCTTGCTCGATACAGGCCAGAACATTAGGACCATCCAGAACAACGTGATGTGGATTGACTTTGACAACGGCAAGCGGCGCACGGATGAGCGTTTTGATGCGATCGGCAAAGCGTACAAAGCACCGCCCACGACGCCGCTGTTCTACACTTCAATGGCGCTGCCATGGCTGGACCTCACCAAGACCGGCATGACCATGGATTTGATTGACCTTCTAAAAACCCTGGACATTGGGTTTGTGGTTATGGATAACCTCGGCGTGATTTCGGGCAATGCCGACGAAAACACCGTTGAGATGATTCAAGTTATGGGCAACCTGCGGCTGGTCGCAGAGCGCACCGGGGCGACCGTGACGGTGATCCACCACCAACGCAAAATGCAGGGCAAGCGGGGCGATGGGCGGCAGGGCGACTCGCTGCGCGGGCATAGCAGCATCGAAGCAAGCCTAGACCTCGCGTTGCAAGTCGAGCGGGAGGCCAACGCCGAGTCCGTGACTGTCCGGGCCACAAAGGCGCGCGGGTGCGATGTGAAACCATTTGGCGCGCTGTTCATCTATGAGCACAAACGGGGATCGACGGAACTGGAAACGGCGCGATTCTATGGACTTGAGGCCACCGTAGCGGCCAGCGACAAGGCAATCATAGATGCGATTGTCGAAGCGATTGAAGGCTCGCCCAATGGCTACCTGAAGCAGTCAGAAATCGTCAAGGCCGTAAAAGAGGACATTGACGATGTGGGGCAGAACAGGATACGCGCCATTCTCGCCAAGATGGAATCAAACGGCGAGGTTATTTGTAGCACAAGCACCGGCAAGAGCCACGCGAAGCACTACTCGATGCCGACACCTGGCCCAACACAGGCCAAGATGACCATTTGACAGTAACGAACCCGTAAAGCGAAAGATACAGGCGCGGTCGTGTCGGCTGGTGGTTCGGGGTGGTTTTCGCTCGCTTTTCGCTTTACCCCCTATAAGGGGGGGGTAAAGCGAAAACGAAAAAACGAGCGAAAATGAGATACCCGGGTCGCTTTACAGCAAGGGGTGTAAAGCGAAGTAAAGCGATGTAAAACGAGAAAGCGAAGGCGCAAATGGACACACTCACAGCAGCTCGGGCATGGGTGAAAAATGGCTTCAGTGTGCTGCCTCTCTACTATCGCAGCAAACGGCCCGCGTTTTCGGCGCTCAAGTGCACGGGCCACGTCAACGGGGATGGTGGTTGTTCCTGGGAAAGCCTCAAAGAACGCGTGCCAACCGATGACGAGCTGTGGCTGTGGTTTGCGGGTCCGCGGCGGAATCTCGGGATTGTGACTGGCTGGCGCGGGTTGACGGTGCTAGATTTTGACCAGAGAGAGGTATACGACGCTTGGGCGAGCTGGGCAAGAGCGGAAGGCGGGCGGGCGGCGCACATCGAGGCCAACACTTACCGGGTTTTTTCTGCTCGTGGGGTGCATGTGTATGTGATGGTCGATGAGGTGGTTGAACCATTCCGGATTGCGGAGATCGACATCAAAGCGGCCTGGGGGTATGTGTTGGCGCCGCCGAGCGTACACCCGAATGGGCACCAATACTACTCACAAGGAGCCTCGATTGCGAGGTGTGAGCGACTGAGCGATGTTTTCCCGTTTGAAAGGCCGGCCCCGCCCCACATCGAGGCCCTACCTGTGGTAGCAACCAATGACCCATGGGAAGCGGCAAGCCGCGCGGTAGTGTGCGGCGGTGAAAGCGTAGCCACGGCGAAACGGCAACTTGAATGGAACAACCTGGTGCAGGTAGTGCATCAAGACAGAGCCGGTTCATGGGCACGCTGCCTATTGCATGACGATTGGAACCCTTCGCTGCGATTGTATCGGGACGGCCACGCACACTGCTTCCAATGTGGCTGGCATGGCGACATCATTGATGCCTATGCGGTGCTGCATCGGATGTCGACAAGAGAGGCGATTGCAGCGCTTACCTCGCTTACCTGCTGAAACCTGATTTTGGAGGGGACAATGATCGAGTATAACGCCACTTGCGCCACCTGCGCGCACCGAGATGCGGAGGACCGCTGCACAGAGCGCCGCAGTGCGTGGCACGGCTGGAGCGTGGCCAGGAAAAAGGGTAACTGTCATTTCTACCAACGGCGAGCGACGCGGCCTGAGCTGCTGGTGCTGCTGGCCGGCGGGCTGTCGGAGCCGGGGGAGGGGGAGTCGTGAGCGCGCCGACACGGCCAGTTTTACGCTACTACGGCGGCAAGTGGCGCCTGGCGCCCTGGATTATCTCGCACTTTCCGCCCCACCGCGTGTACGTGGAGCCGTATGGCGGCGCGGCGAGCGTGCTGCTGCGCAAACCGCGCAGCTATGCCGAGATCTACAATGACCTCGATGGCGAGGTAGTCAATGTGTTTCGCGTGCTGCGCGACCCTGTCCAAGCCCGCGAACTAGAGCGGCTGCTGCGCCTGACACTGTTTGCGCGGGCGGAGTTTGCCCTGGCCTATGAGGAGAGCGACGACCCGGTGGAGCGCGCGCGGCGTTGTATCGTGCGCGCGTTCATGGGTTTTGGCAGTGGGGCCGTCAATCGGACCTTTCGCACTAGTTTTCGTTCGCGATGCATGCGGCCTCGCTATCATCCGGCAACCGACGATTGGCGCAACTATCCGAGCATCATTCCAATGTTCACGGAGCGCCTGCAGGGTGTCGTGATTGAGGCGCGGCCCGCTCTGGACGTTATCGCTAAGCAGGACGATTCGGATGTGCTGTTCTACGTAGACCCGCCGTACCCAGCGAGCGAGCGGAATACGGCATCGGGCGGCTATGTGGTGGAGATGCTGGATGATGACCAGCACCGCGAGTTGGCGAGTGTGTTGCGCGCCGCCAGGGGCATGGTGGTCATATCGGGCTACCCATGCGTGCTGTACGATGAGGAGCTGTATCCCGACTGGCAGCGGGTAGAGCGACCGGCCTTTGCGGATGGCGCCCGCCGGCGCACGGAAGTGCTCTGGCTCTCGCCCGGGGCGTCCAGGCGCCTTAGCGGCATGATGCTGTTTCCGCCGACGCCACCGGAGCGAGAAGGGAGGATGCTGTGAGCCGCACCGACAAACTCGCCCTTCTCTGCCTGCTCCTGGCCGCGCTGCTCGCGCCCCCAGTGCTCGGGGCGCTGCAGCAGGAGCCGCAGAGGCGCAGCCTGGCCGTGGCACCGACTGCGACGCCCCTGCGCACGCCGCCCACCGGCACGCCCAGGCCGACATTGGAGCCGCTGTATGTGCTCGTGCCGCCGCGGCCGACGGCAACGCCCACGCCGACGCCGAGGTGGCCGCCGGTAATCATGCTGCCAGAGGCCATGCGGATGTCAGAGCGGGAGGCGGTTGAGTGGTTGAGGAGTGTTGGGCAATGAGCAGGCGACGCTGCCGCTACTGCGGTGCCACCGACAGTCTGGTCGAGCTGCGCGGCCAGGGTAGCTGGGTCAGAGTGACTATCACCGTCTGCCAGCGATGCGCCTCGCGAGCGCGGGCGAGAGTGCAGCGGCTGATCACGCCCACACGGCGCACGCAGCGCCGGAGCGGATAGAGGCGCCTGAGCGCCAGGGAGCAGGCACATGGGAGAATCATCGTCGCCGGGCCTGTGGCGGTGCAAAGCGTGCGGCACGCTGCTGGGCGCCATGACGCCGGCGTGCCGGCTTTGGTTGGATGCCGGCGTCGTCGACCTGGCGCAGCGCTACACCAACGCCGTGCGGGTACAGTGTGCTTGCGGGCGAGTGAACGTGTGGTATCTCAGCCCATCGACGATGCGGCAGGCACTTGACGACGCGGAGAATCTGTAGTATGCTGATGGTGCGCCGCTCAGCGGCCACTATACGCGTCAGGCGGGAGTTTGTCGCCCCGCGCAGAGTGTCATGCTCTGTGCGGGGCTTTTTGATTCTCAGGAGGTTCCGGTGGTTCGTAGGCCCTTAAGGCCATGCAACGTGCCAGGCTGCCCGGAGATCGCCGTCAAGGGCGGGCGCTGCGCGGCGCATGCAGCGGAGCGAGAGAGGGCCACGGACCGCAGTCGCCCACCGGCCTATAAGCGTGGGTATGACTACGACCATCGCAAGCGGCGGGCCAGGGTGCTGCGGGAATGCCCCTACTGCGTGCAGTGTGGCGCGCCAGCGACCGTCGTCGATCACATCGTACCACTGGCGCGGGGCGGCACCGACGATATGGGCAACCTACAGCCCTTGTGCGCAAGATGTCATAATCGCAAGACGAACAGAGAGGATGGCGGCGGATGGCGGCAAGGGTAGGGGGGAGTCAATCTCTGCCGCCCTCACTAGCTACCGGTGCCAGCCCTAGTTTTTTTCGCGTACGGGTTTGCCAAATCTCAGGCGCCCGCGCCATTGACATAATTGACCGCTAGAGAGGCGCTTATGCCTGGCCCAATACCCAAACCGGCAGCACGGCGGCAACGCAGGAACAAAGTGAGCACAGCGGCGACGCTTGTGGCCACGAGTGCGCCGCGCCAGCGTGCGCCGCGGCTGCCGGATTGGGGTGAGGGCCAAGAGTGGCATAGGCTGACGCGGGCCTGGTGGCGGGATGTGTGGCGGTCACCCATGGCCGAGGAATTCGACAAGGGTGTGGTGGATATTCACGGGCTCTACATCCTGGCCGTGCTGGTCGACCAATTTTGGAAGGAGCCCAGTCGTGAACTGGCTGCAGAAATCCGGCTGCAGCGGCAGTGTTTTGGCCTCACACCTATAGACCGCCGGCGCCTGCAATGGGAGATTGAGCGTAGCGAGAGTGCGGCGATCCGGACGCGGCAGCGGCATGTGCGCGCGGCCCAGGCCGGCGACGAGGACCCGCGCAAGGCGCTGCAGGTGTTGGCGGGATGAGCATGTCCGAGTGGAAATTGGTAGACTGGCTAGAGACCAAGTGCATCGGTGGCAGCTGTTGCCAGGTGTTACGCTGCGCATGCGGTACTGAGGTGCTTCTGGACGCCGAGGCTGATCAGCCGGTTGTGTGTGATTGTGGCCGGCAGTACCGGATGGCGTGCCGGATCGAGATACGTGAGACTCGGGCGGAGCAGCAATGACGGTTCTCTGTGTGCCTGCGCTTGACAAGGAGCCCTGGCCGAGTTTGGGGCCGCAGGTGTGTGATTTCATCGAGACGTATCTGGTGTTCGGCCCCGGAGACCTCCTGGGCCAGCCAGCGCGCATCGATGACGAGACGCGGGCGCTGATCTACCGGGCATACGAGGTATACCCGAGGGGGCATCCGCTCGCTGGCCGGCGGCGCTTTCGGCGCGTAGGCTGGAGTCTGCGCAAGGGCTCGGCGAAAACAGAAAAAGCGGCGTGGGTTGCAGCCTGCGAGCTGCACCCAGACGGCCCCGTGCGGTGCGATGGGTTCGACTCGAACGGCCAGCCCGTGGGGCGTGGGGTGACTGACCCCTATATCCCCATGGTGGCCTACACGGAAGAGCAGTCTGACGAATTGGCCTATGGCGCCCTGCGGGTAATCCTGCAATACAGCGAGCTGGCCGACGATTTCGACATCGGCCTGGAGCGCATTCTGAGGATCGACGGCAATGGCAAGGCTGTAAGCCTGGCTACCAGCCCGAATGCTCGAGATGGGGCGAGGACCACTTTCGAGCACTTTGACGAAACGCACCGGTTTACGTTGCCCAGCCTGAAGCGGGCACACCGAACGATGCTGGCCAACCTGCCCAAGCGCAAGCGGGCCGATGCCTGGGCGCTGGAAACAACGACCGCGCCGGCGCCGGGTGAGGGGTCGGTGGCCGAGGATACCATGGACTATGCCCGCCAGGTGGCGGAGGGCAAGATCAGCGATAGCCGGCTCTTTTTCTTCCATCGGCAGGCGAGCGACCATCATGACCTGACAACCGAAGAGGGCATCCGCGCGGCGGTGATCGAGGCATCCGGGCCGGTGGCCGAGTGGAGCGACATCGACGGCATCTGTGACCAGTGGAAAGACCCCACCGCAGACCGGGCCTATTTGGAGCGGGTATGGCTCAACCGGCTGGTACGGGCGAGCGAGCGAGCTTTCGACGTGGAACGCTGGAAGGCACTGGCCAAGCCGGGCTATGAGCCGGCGCCGGGGGCGATGATCACGTTGGGGTTTGACGGCGCGCGCTACCATGATGCGACGGCTATAGTGGCGACAGAGGTGACGACAGGCTTTCAATGGCTCGTGGGCCTCTGGGAGCAGCCACACGGGATTGAGGGCTGGGAAGTGCCCGCCGATGACGTCGAAGCCGCGGTCGGTGAGGCGTTCCAGCGCTACGACGTCTGGCGGATGTACGCCGACCCGCCCTACTGGGAGTCCTATGTCGCCCAATGGGCCGGTCAGTACGGGGAAAAACGGGTCTTGGAGTGGTGGACGAACCGGCAGAAACCCATGGCCTACGCAATCCGGGCGTTTGCGGGCGCGATTGCGGCCGGTGAGTTGTCGCACGACGGCAGCCCGCATCTGGCCAGGCACATCGGCAACGCCTGCCGGCGAGTGCTCAACATTCGCGATGAGGAAGGCCAGCCGCTCTGGACCATCTACAAAGAACGGGCGGACTCGCCGCACAAGATCGACGCCGCGATGGCGGCGGTGCTCTCGTGGGAGGCGCGCAACGATGCCTTGGCGGCGGGGATTAGTGGCCAGAGTGTCTATGAAGAGCGGGGGATTCTGCTGATATGAGACGTTTGCGCGCGGCGATCGGTCTGCGTGAACTGTTGGCACTCACGGGCCTGGTGCTCATGGCCTGGGGGCTGGCACTGGTCTATGTACCGGCGGCACTCATCGTGCCCGGCGCGCTCATCTTCGGCCTGGCCGTGTGGCCGCTGCTGCGCTCGCGGAGGGATGGCTGATGGGCCTGCTGTCGCGCTTGCTGCAGCCCGAGCCGGTTATGGAACGGCGCTCTATGTCACTCGACGACTTGGCAGCCGCTCTATCCGGGCCGCCGACGGCCACTGGCCGGCGTGTCTCGACCGAGGGGGCGCTGTGCCAGGTGACGGTGTTCGCCTGTGTGCGGCTCATCGCTGAGAGTGTGGGCATGCTGCCCCTGGTGCTGTACCGGCGTATGCAGCCGCGAGGCAAGCAGCGGGCTATCGATCACCCTCTCTATACCGTGCTACATGACCTGCCGAACCCAGAGCTAACCGCGTTGGAACTGTTCGAGAACCTGGCTGGGCACCTGGCCATGTGGGGCAACGCCTACTGCGAGATCGAGTATGACGGTGCGGGGCGGCGGCGGGCGTTGTGGCCCCTGAGGCCAGACCATGTGACGGTCGATATTGATGCCGAGACCAATCAGCGCGTCTACGTCTTCCAGTTGCCCAGCGGCGAGATGGTGGGCCTGCCGCGCTATCGGGTGTGGCATGTGCGCGGTTGGGGCACGGACCCCTGGGTAGGCAAGAGCCCCATTGCCCTGGCGCGGGAGGCTATCGGTCTCAGTCTGGCCACGGAGGAATATGGGGCTCGCTTCTTTTCCAACGACTCGCGGCCCGGCGGTGTGCTCAAACATCCGGCGAGGCTGACGCAGGAAGGGGCCAAGCGACTGCGGGATTCTTGGAATGCGGCGCACTCGGGGCTGACGAACGCGCACCGCGTGGCCGTGCTCGAAGAGGGCGTTGAGTGGCAGCAGATTGGCATCCCGCCCGAGGATGCCCAGTTTTTGGAGACGCGCAAGTTCCAGGAGGTCCAGATTTGCCAGGTCTACCGGGTGCCACCGCACATGATCGGGATCACGGAGCGGTCGACGAGCTGGGGAACGGGCATTGAGCAGCAGGGCATTGGGTTCGTCCAGTTTACTCTGCTTCCGTACCTGCTGCGTATCTCTCAGAGCGTGAGCCGAGACCTCCTCACGGTGGCCGAGCGTCGAGATCTGTTCGCCGAGCACCTGACGGCGGCGTTGGAGCGCGGAGACATCCAGGCCCGCTACCAGGCCTACAACATCGGGCGCAACGGTGGGTGGCTGAGCGTGAACGACATCCGTGAGCTGGAGAACATGAACCCGGTGGAGGGCGGCGATACGTACCTGCAGCCGCTCAACATGACAGAGTTGGGCGCGGAAACGGGGGTCGATGATGAAGGATAAGATCGAGCGCCGGCTGGTGCCGCTGGATGGGTTTGAGTTGCGAGCCGATGGCGATGGACCGCCGGAGCTGGTAGGTTATGCCAGTGTATTCAATCAGGAAGCGGTGATCAGCTCATGGTTTGACGAATGGCGGGAGCAAGTCGCGCCCGGTGCGTTCAAGAAAACCATCCGAGAGGGCGACATTCGGGCGCTTTTCAACCACGACCCGAACATCGTCTTGGGGCGCAACAAAGCGGGCACGCTGGAGTTGCGAGAGGACGATCATGGGCTGTATACGCGCATCCTGCCCCCGGATAATGAGTGGGGGCGGCCGGTGGTCGATGCGGTGCAACGGGGCGACGTGACCGGCATGAGCATCACGTTCAGCGTCGTGAAACAGGAGATGTGGTGGCCGGAGAAGGGCTCACAAGAGCTGCCCAAGCGGACCATTAAAGAAGCGCGGTTGTACGACGTGAGTCCCGTAACCTTCCCCGCCTTCGAGCAGACGGAGATCGCAGCCAGGGCTGCGCTGCAAACGGTGCTGGGAGAGGATGTACTGTTGCGCGCTGGGGCGCTCGCCCGGCGGGCGCAGATGGGCATGGCGCTATCGGCTGAGGACAGGGCGATCCTGGCCGAGGCAGTGGCGATATTGGAGAGCGTGACCCGAGAGCCGCGAGGCATACCCTCGCACTCTCCTGTGGCAGCGGACGACGAGCCGCCGGTTATCCGGCACTCGGCGGAGGCGCGGGCGCGCAGGTTGAGGCTAATCCGCATGATTGCAACTGTAGAGGAGAGTGCAAGATGACGTTGCCGGAGCTGCTGCAGAAACGGGCAGAAGTCCAGGCCGCGATGGAGGCGCTGGACGCCAAGGTGCGCGGCGAGGGCCGCGATATGACCCCAGAGGAATCTGCCGAATGGGAACGCCTCGATGGCGAGTTTGAGAGCCTGAGCGCCCAGATTAAGCGGGCGCAAAAGCTGGAAGGCCGGCGGCAGATGCTGGGCCAGAGCGCCGGCACGCTGGTTGGAGTGCAAGGCGCCGAGGGTCGCCAGGCGCCAGCGGTGCTCAAAATCGGGCGCGGCGACACGGAAGAGCGGGCCATGGCCCACTACCTGCGCACTGGCGACATGGGCGGGTTGGTGGAGGCCAGGGCCTACAACGACACCGACATGAACGTCACCACGGACGCCGACGGCGGGGTGGTGGTGCCCGTCGGCATGGTGCAGGACATCGTGGCCCGGCGTGACGAGCTTGCTTTGTTTACCAAGCTAGGCGTGGTCGAGGTGCCCGGCAAGGGGCTCACGGTCAACTACCCCATCGATAACGAGGCCGATGTGCTGTTCACGGCCGTTGACGAGGGGGACAACATCGGCCAGGACGCGCCGGCGCTCACCGAGAAAGCGTTCACGCTGAAGAAATACGCCAAGTACGTGACGCTGACCTGGGAGTTGCTGCGCGATGAAGACGCCAAGCTGCTCGAATTCTTGAGCAACTGGGTGGCCCGCGGGTGGGCCGGCACGCACAACAGCCTGCTCATCACCGAAGCCCTGGCCAATGGTACGGCGGGGTTGACCCTCGACTCGGCTACGGCCATCGATGAAACCGAGATCCCGGAACTGGTCGGCAAGCTGGCGCCTGAGTACCAGGAGGGCGCGCAGTGGATCATGCACCCCGGCACCTTTGCCTACCTGCAGGGCCTGACCGGCAATCCGTTCCAGTTCATGCCGACGCCGGGAGGCAGCCGCAACACGCTCTGGGGCTATCCGGTGAATCAGAGCTCCTACGCCACCGCTTACCAGGCGAGCGCCAAGAGCCTGATTTTCGGCAACTTCTCTTTCATGGGCAAGCGCGAGGGGACCGGCCTGACCGTCCTGCGCGACCCGTATAGTGCGGCGGGCAAGGGCCAGGTGCGGCTGTGGTTCTGGTTCGACGCGGTGTATGGCGTGCTCCAGGCCGAGGCCATCCAGTACGCGACCCATCCATCGGCTTAGTGAGGGCAAGCATCCGGGGGCGGCTAACCCCGCCCCCGGACAGGATCGGGCCATGCATCCAGAGGCGCTACAGGCAATGAGGGCGATGTTGGGGCGGGTTCCGTTGGCATCCGCCAGGGCGCTGGATGTGGGCGCCTGCGATGTGAACGGAACCTATAGGCCACTGGTGGAAGGCCTGGGGTGGCAGTACACGGGCCTGGACGTGGTTGCGGGGCCGAATGTGGATGTGGTTACGGATAGCCCGTATCGCTTCCCTTTCGCCGATGGCGCCTTCGATGTGGTGCTCAGCGGCTCGACTATGGAGCACGTGCAGGCGATCTGGCTGTGGGTGCCTGAACTGGTGCGGGTGGTGCGCCTCGGTGGATGGCTGGCGATTGTGACCCACTGGCAGTTTCCAGAGCATCGTTACCCGGTTGATTGCTGGCGTATCATGCCGGACGGTATGCGTTACCTGTTCGACCATGCCGGAGGGTTGCATGACTATGAAATCAAAATTGCGTCGCAGTACGACATCGCAGCCTTGGCTCGGAAAAGGTGAGCAGCCTGTGAAAGTGCTGGTGTTCACGGGCACCTTTGGCGACGGCCCGCACCCCGAAACCATCGCCTCGGTGCAGGCGCTAGAGTTTGAGGGTCAGTTCCGGCATGAGGTCAGCTTTCACAACCCCTGGCCCGGCTATGACCTGCGGAATGTGACGGCTCAGATGAACCGGGGGAGGACGCTGGCCCTGGATGGCGGCTATGACGCCATGCTCGCAGTGGAGCACGATATGCGCATACCGCCGGAGGCGTTGCAGGCGCTGTGGGATACGGGCGCGCCGGTGGCCTATGGCGTCTATGTGTTCCGGCAGGCGCCGACCATCATCAACGCCTGTGAGCGTTACCCCCAAGGCAGCATCAATATGGGCGAAAGTTTATCGTTGCGCTCTACTCGGGCAGCGAAAAGGCGCCCCCGAGTGGTGGAGATCAGCGGCGTGGGCTTTGGCTGTACGCTGATCCGGCGAGAGGTGTTGGAGCGGATCGAGTTCCGAGACTCTGAGGGCGGGGGGTGCGATATACCCTTTGCTCAGGACTGCCTGAAAGCCGGCATCAAGCAGGTGGCTGATATGTCGGTGCTCTGTGGCCACTGGGACGGCCAGCGGTGGCTGGAGCCGTTTATGGCCTCGCGGCGTGTGCTCGTGAGGGCGCTACAGGACGTGACGGTGAGGTCGGGGATTGAGAGCGTCCGGCTGATTGCCGGGGGTAAGTATGAGCTGGTTGAGGATGATGCGCGTGAGCACGCCCGGGCGGGGTACGTCACGGTGATTGAGCGTGAGGATAAGCCATGAGTTACGCGACCGTCGCACAACTGAGGCAATACCTGCCGCAGGTGAAGGCGGACCCGCCCCCCCCGGCGCTACAACCAGTCAACGACCTGCTGCAATCCATCCTGGACCGCGCCAACAGCATCGTCAACGAGGCCCTGGGCTTCGAGTTTGCGCCCTACGGCGAGGCTTCTGGCCGCGATGTCGAGTGCCGGCACCGCCAGCGGTGGCTGGAAGTGCCGTACCACAACGCAGGCACAGTGGCGACGGTGGCGTGGCTGAGCGGCCGCGGCACGGCATCGGAGACCACGGAGGCCGTGGCCGACTGGCTTGAGGAGGCCGACGGCCGGCTGTACCTCGATAACGGTTGGTCGCCTGGCTGGTATCGCATCGAGGCCGTGTGGGGCTACGGCCCGGCGCCGGCGTCCATCGTCGAGGTCGAGCTCGAGGTCGCCGTCAACATCTGGCGCGGCAGAGACGCGACGGCTTGGAGCGCGGAGGTCGGCGCGGAAGGCGTAGGCGCGGTGAGCTACAACCGCGCACTGACCTGGGCGCAGCGGTCTATCATCGAGGCGGTGCGGCTGCAGTACCTGGGGGTGCTGCATGCCTAGACGGAGCGTACACAAAGGCCAGCGGCGCTGGCGCCTGGACAAATTGGAAATGCCTGAGTTGGAAGAAATCGCGCCTAGGGCCCGGCGCAAGATCATGCGCCAGGCGGTGCGCGTGGGAGCGCTCAAGGCGCGGCAACTGGCACCAGACAGTGGGCGCAGGCACAAAAGCAAGCTGAACAAGTCCATTCGCTACGACGTGCTGGACGCCGGCCTCACCGGCCGCATCAAGGCCCGGGCGCCCCACGCGCACCTGGTGCACGACGGCACGAAAGCGCACAGAATCCCGGCGCCGAAAGACCCGCTCAGGCGGCGCAAGGCGTTCCCCCTCTTCGCCGGCGGGCACCCCGAGTGGCACCCTGGCGCGCGACCTAATCCGTTCCTGGTGCGCGCGGCCGAGGAGACGCTGCCCGAGATGGAGCGCGTCATGCGCGAGGGCGCTGAGGCCGCGATGGCGGAGGTGGTCGCGTGAGCTACACGACGGTACTGGCCGGCCTGACAGAGCGGTTCAAAACGGTGGAGGGCATCGTCAACGTCTTGGACTATGTGCCCACCGCCATCCATGACACGCCGACGTTGTTCTCCATGCCCGACGGGGGCGAGATACGGCGCAGCGGCCAGGTGAAGACGCGCGAATACCGAAGCTCCCACTACCTCTGCTTTCTCTGGCAGGACTGGGAACAGGCATCGGCAGAGCTGGTGCCCTACATCGACAGCGTACCCGAAGCCGTGGAAGCTGACCCACATCTTGGCGGGCGGCTGACAAGCGGTTATGCCGAGATCAACGAGTGGGAGATCGACTTTGTGACCGTGGGTGGCGTGGACTATATCGCTATCCGGTTCTACTCGACCGTGATCGAGAAATAGAGGTGCAACATGAGCGAACTTGCATTCGAGTACCTGTTGGCGGCGTTGGAGAGCGCGCGCGGCACGCCGGCGGCCAATCCGACGCACCGCCTCAACCTGGCGGGCACCATCACGCCGAAAAAGGAGCGCTACCGGCCGTCGCACAGCGACGGCACGTTGGCAGAGTACCGGCGCAGCATCGATGTGCGGCGCTGGAGCGAGTGGGAGGCCGAGGGGGCGCTCGACGTCTACACGTTCCCGGTCATTGCAAACACGCTCATCTGCGGCGGGGTGGATGGCAGCGGGGCGACGCCGGCGACTCTGACCGTGGACCCGGAGGGCGACGACAACGCCCTGGACTATGAGGCCGTCACCGGCGGCTCGGCTGGCAACACCATCTCGGTCGAGTACATCGACCCCGGTGTGGCCTACTCGCCGCTTGAGGTCGATGTGGCCGGCCGGGCGATCCGGATCTACCTCGCCACGGACGTCGATGGCGACATCACAAGCACCGCCGACGACATCGCGGGGGCCATCGCCACGCATCCGGTGGCTTCGACGCTGGTCACGGTCGCTAACCACGACACGGACGACGGCTCCGGCCCTGTCACCGCCATGGGTGCGACGTACCTCTCTGGCGGCGCCGGCGCGAGCGTCATCACGCCGCCGGATGCGGTCCTCACGCGCCTATGGACCTTCGAGCCGAACATGCGCGCGGACGATCTCCTGGCCATGACGTTGTGGTGGGGCGACCCCAACGTGCAGGCGTTCCGGTCGGCGTTCTGCATGCCCGACGAGCTCACCATCAGCGCGGACGCCTCGGGCACGGATGGGGTGACGCTTTCGCTCTCCGGCCAGGGCCAGTTCCCGACGAAGGACGCACCAGGGAGCGGCCCGGCGCCGTTGAGCGGGCCGCTCCTCGTGCCGGGGGCTCTGGAGCTCTGGATCGACGACACATCGGCTATCGGCACAACGCCGGTCACGGGTCGCGTGGTGAGCGCCGAGGTGAAAATCCCCCTCGGCGGCACGCGCAAGTGGCTGGCCGCCGGGCCGGCCAATGGCCTCGGCTTCCAGGCGCTGGGCCGGGCGAAGCGGCACATCGACGTCACGCTGGTGCTGGAGGTGCCGGATCTGACCCAGTACGACCAGTGGGTCGCGGAGACGGTGCTGAAAGCGCGCCTCAGGTTCAACGGCCCGGCCATCGAGACCGAGAGCGGAACGACATTCTATCACTTTGTCGAGGTGGACGTCTACGGCCCATTCGACGGCATGGACTGGGGCGAGCACGAGGGCACAAACCGCACCGTCGAGCTCACGACCCTCTCCGAGTACGACGAGGGCGCCGGGCACGACTGGTGCGTGCGCGTGCAGAACGACAGGAATGCGTTGTAGGAGTATATGTCCATGTTTATCGACCCAAACGAACGCATACCGATCACCCTGGATGGCAACACTATCTACATCCGAGCCAAAATGAGCGCAGCCGTGCGGGCGGCTGTCCAGGACGAGATCAAGGCCAAGGGGCTGGGCGACGAGTCGAACCTGGAAATGCGGGGCATCGGCTCCTACCGACTGGCGCTGCTGCGGCACAACATCGTGGCGTGGGAGGGCCCGGTGTTCGCGGGCCACCCCTGCACGCGGGCCAATATCGACCTGTTGGACCTGGACGATCCGCTGGTCGAGATGGTCGCTGAGGAAATCGGCCGGCGGAACGCCCCGCGGGAGAGCCCGGACCCAAACTGACCCTGGCCGACTGGCTCTATCAGCGGTGGCGGCGGGTGTTCGAGGGCAGGCGGGATGCGGGGCCGGCCGGACCATACGATGGCCTGATCGTCCTGGCCGAGCGCTACCACTGGACGCCGGAGCAGATCGGCCGCATGGACCCCGATTTTGTGGAGGAGCTCGCGATCCGGCTGCGCGCCGAGGCCGACGCGGCCGAGGCTGAGCGCAAGCGGCAGAAGCGCAAACGCAGGGGCGGCCGCGGCGAGGACGCTGACCTGTCGGAGATCGTGTAATGGCGAAAAAGGCCGAGCTGGCGCTGATTCTGAGCCTCATTGATGAGGTCTCGAAAACCGCAAAGGGCATCAAGGGTGAGCTGCTGGACGTAGGCAAAACCGGCCAGGGCCTGCAGGGTACGCTGCGCGATGTGGGCTCTGGGCTGGCGAGCCTCGGCACGACCGCGATCATCGGCGGCATTGGCCTGGCCACGGCCGCGGTGACAAGCCTTGGGTCCGCATGCGCCAAGCTCGCTGTTGACGCACTTCCACTCGAAGGTATCCGCGACTCATTCCGTGGCATCACGGATAATGCAGACGCCACACTGGCAGCACTGCGCAAGGGCTCCCTGGGCATGGTCCGGGATGCCGAGCTGATGAAGAGCTACAACCAGGCCGCGCAGCTGGTGGGCCAGACGTTCGCCGACCAGTTGCCCGACGCGATGGGCTACCTCTCGAAGGTGGCCGCTGCCACGGGCCAGGACATGGGCTACATGATGGACTCCCTGGTGCGTGGTGTGGGGCGCATGTCGCCCATGATCCTGGACAACCTGGGCATTCAGGTACAGCTCTCCGACGCTACGGCACGCGCCGCCGAGATGTTTGGGGTGGAGGCATCAGAGCTCACCAAGGCGCAGCAGCAGGCGGGCATGATGGACGTCATCCTGCAAAAGCTGGCCGAGAATACCAAGGACATGCCGGAGGTATCCGAGGCGCAACGGCTGTGGGCGGCGCTGGGAGTCACTCTGGGGAACCTCAAGGATGAGGTGGGCCTGGCCCTGATTCCGACACTGCTGCGCATTCTGGAGCCCCTGGGCGAGCTGATCAGCAAGCACGGGCCGGCGCTGGTCTCGCTCTTCGAGGCCCACGTCATTCCGGTACTGGAGACCGTCGCCGGCGCCGTGGGCGTCTTCATAGCCGAGGTGGGCAAGGGCGCCTCACCGCTGGAGGCGATACGCGCCGCCTTGGCGACGGTGATCCCGCCAGAAACCATGGCACAGATCGAGGACGTCATCGCCAGAGTGCAGGGCCTCGCGACGACAGTCGGCACATTCGTAAGCGAGCACGCCGAAGAGCTCAAAACGGCCCTCATCGCCATCGGCGCCCTGCTGGCCGGCGCGGCCATCGCCTCGGGCATTATGAGCATCGCCGGCGCCATCGCGGCCCTGGCCAACCCCGTGACGCTGGTCATCGCCGCTGTGGGCCTGCTGGCCGCCGCCTGGGCGGGGAACTGGGGCGGGATCCAGGACAAAACGCGGGCTGTGATCGAGTGGGTCACGCCCTACATCCAGGGCGCTCTTGCCGCAATCCAGCAGTTCTGGGCCGACCACGGCGAGCAGATCATCGGCGCCGTACAACGGGCCTGGGAGTGGATTCAGGGAGCGTTCCGGGCCGGCGTAGCGTTCGTGCAGGGGTTGATCCAGGGCGCGACAGCGCTCTGGCGGCAGATTTGGGCCGAGCATGGGGAGACGATCTCGGCACTGGCTCGCAATCTGTGGGAGAACATCCAGGCTATCTTCAACATCGGCAAGGCTCTGATTGAGGGCATCGTGCGCCTGTTCCTCGATGCCATCCACGGCGATTGGTACAAGTTTGGCCAGGACCTGCGTGCGATGGTCGACACCATCTGGCAAAACCTGCAGACCATCTTCAAGAACGCGGTCAAGAACCTGGTACTCATTGTAGCCGACCTGGTGCGCACCGTCATAGAGAAGTTCCGTGAGACTGATTGGGCGCAGGTAGGCCGCGACATCATCGACGGCATCAAGAACGGCATCAAGAACGCAGCCAAGGGGTTAGCGAATGCTGCTGTGTCGGCGGCTAAGGCCGCTCTCGATGCGGCCAAGGGGTTCCTGGGCATCCACTCGCCTAGCTCAGTCGCTGCCGAGATGATCGGCCGGCCGTTCGTGGAGGGCATCGGGGCGGGGATCGACCGCGCGATGCGTGATCTAGCGCGCGTGCAAATCCCGGCTATGGTGGCGCCGATGGTGCCAGCAACAGTGGGTGCGATGGGCACGGGGCGCACCGCAGGGGTGGCGGTGGCGCCGGCGCCGGGGTATGGGGCGCCTGTCTACCAGTTCAATTTCTATGGCCCGGTGCTCGCAACCGAAGAGCAGTTGATTGAGGCGCTGACCCCCGCCGTGCGAGAGATCAACCGTCGCGAGGGCCGGCGATGAGCCTGCAGTGGCAATTCCTGTTCGACTGGGATGGCGACGGGAGCTTCGCCTACGATGAAACTGAGCACGTCGGTCCGCCATTCAGCATCGAGCGGGGGCGGGACAACGAATTCGCTGAGATGATGGCAGGCAAGTGCACGTTCGTGCTCGAAAACGAGAGTCGCCGTTTCGATCCCTGGAACGCCGCCGGGCCGCTGTACGGGCACATTCTGCCGGGGGTGGGCGTGCGGGTGCTGCTGACGTATGGCGGCATCACCTACCCCCTGTTCACGGGCCAACTGGAGGACTGCCGCGACACGGGCGAGCTGGGTGCGCGGGTGGCCATGATCACGGCCTATGATGGCTGGCGCTACCTGCGCGACAACGAGTGCGCGATTGCTCTGCAGGAGGACCGGCGTACAGACGAGCTCATTGGCCTAGTGCTCGACGCTATCGGCTGGCCGGCAGACATGCGCAGTCTGCAGGTGGGCAATGACGTGTGGCCCTACTTTTACACGCCCAAACGTAGCGCGGCAGCAATCATCAACGACCTGGTGGCGTCTGAATACGGCCTGTTCTATTTCGACCGCATGGGCCGGGCGACCTTTTACAATCGTGCGACGATGGTCACAGCAGCAACGGCTGGCAGCCTGAGCGGAGGGTACAAGGCGGACATTCAGACCAATCAGCCGTGGGAGGCGGTCTATAGCGCGGTGCAGATCACCTGCCATCCGACTGTGCTGGCAGACGAGGGCACTATCTGGCAACTGACTGGTACCATGCTGCTGGAGCCGGGGCAAACCGTCGAGCTGTGGGCCGACTTTGCCGATAGCAACATGCTCCCGTGCGCCGCCAAGGATGTGCAGGCTCCAGCAGCTGATACCGATTTCACCGCCAACACGGTGGCGGACGGCTCGGGCGCGGACATGACAGCGAGTATGAGCGTGAGTATGAGCGCCTTTTCGACCTCGGCGAAGCTGCGTATCAGCAACACACACCCGACACAAGCGTTCTACATTACAATGCTGAAGGTGCGTGGGCGGGCATTGACCTCATACGACCTAGCCATCGTGGAGGATGACCAGACAGCTCCACGCAAGCGTGTGCTCTCGCTGGACATGCCATATCAGCAGAGCCCGCTGATTGTGAGGGATCTGGCGTGTTTCCTGTTGGCATTCTATCGCACGCCCAGACCACAGGTGCGTTGGCCGCTGGACATGCATCTGCCCGACCTGGTCGCCTACGAGCTGGGCGACCGGCTGACGGTGACCGAAGCGAGCCGGGACATCAACACGGCTATGCGCTTGGGGCGCATCCGTATCGAGGCGTCACGCAACATGCAGGCGCTGCGTGGCGAGCTGACCTTGGAGGCGTGCGATGCACAGACCTACTGGCTGCGCGGCATCCCCGGCAACAGTGAGCGTGGCATCACAACGAGGTATGGATACTGATGGCTGACAACATCTGGGATGCGGAAGACCTGGCACATAAGCTGGGGGCTCGGGATGCGCGGGAGTTGACGCGGCGAATAGCCCAGCGGGCTGGGTACGTGCTGCGTGATGGCGCAAAAGGCGAGGTAGAAGCGCGACTCGAGCATGGCCGCTGGATTGCCGATTGCCCGTTCTGCAATGGGGCGGAGGTGGTCAGCCGGCAGGCGCGCGAGTTCTTTTGTCTGTCGTGCGGCATGACGGCAAATGGCGGCCAGCCGATGCGCGTCCGTTTCCCGCGCGAGCGCGCCGAGATTGAGCGCGTGCTCCAGGCCCGACAGGCGCGCAATCAGCATTGGCGGCCAGGCGACACCGTTGCGGAGCTGCGCGCCCTGAACAGAGCGCATGGGCTGCCGGAGGGGGGTGAGTGATGGCCGCAGTCTGGACAGCGCCGCGCACGGCCACAACGGGAGAGTTGGAGACAGCCGCCTTCTGGAATACGTATGTGCGGGACAACGAAGAATACCTGAAGAGTCTGTTTGATGTTTCGACAGGCCACAGTCACGATGGCAGTACGATAGACGCCGGCCCGAAGGTGGACGCCGATCTGCTCGACGGTCAGCATGGCGCCTACTATGACCAGTCTGCCCACGCCGATGCCAGCGAGGCTGTGCACGGGTTGCCCGAGGGGGTGCATGTGTTGGGCTGCCATGATGGGGGCGCGCATTGGGTCCAGACGGGGTCGTGTTCGGGTACGCCCTCCACAGATGCCACGTTTCAGCGCCTCACTGGCACCCTACCCACCGCGACGTTCCCAGTGGCTTTCAGCAGCACGCCCGTAGTGTTGCCTGGGCACAGCAATGGGACTTCGTGGTTGGTACCGTATAATGTATCCACAACGGGATTCAAGTACCAGATATTTCGCTATACGAGTGGCTCAAAGAATCATTATGTTGCCATTGGCACATAGAGGAGAGGGGCATGATTCGCAGTGAGCCGGGAAGAGGCCTGATTTATGCTGGCGACACGCCGCTGTCGTCAACTATCGTCGTGGAGCAGTCTGGCCCGATGCAGCTAACGGTGCGGGCTGGAGACTTTACAACAACCGGTCAGGCTCGCATTGTTCCAATGGATAGCGTGTCCAATTTGCAGGAGCTTATCGAGGCCGGGCGCGCCGAGATGCTGCCGGATGGCCAGCGGGTGCGCATTTGGCTGCAAGAGGGCGATAGGCTACTGCGCAGCGAAAAGCTGACGCTGGCCGAGGATGCGGTATTCGACCTGGCGAGCGACCCCGATGAGGCCAAGTGCTATCAGGCGATGCTTGGCATAGACGCCAATGGTCAGCCGGAGATCGTCATGCGCTCACGGTTTGCGGATGATGAATACCCGGACTGGCCGCAGGGTTGGCAACCGGTGCAAGAGTTGGTGTTCGAGTTCATGGTGCCGCCGGGCTGTAGTGATTTGGCCGGCACCGACATCTATGTGTTGCGCGTCGAGGCGGGGTTCCCGCCAGGCACCCGCCCCGACGATTGGCGCATGCAGGTGGGGGGCGTGTGATGGTCAAAGGCAGCGTGATCGAGGGGCAGCGCAACCCAGCACGGCAGGCGGCCCAGAACCGGCAGTTGGCAGTCGCGCAGGTGCGCGGCAAGCACAAGGGCAAGAAGATCGACAAGCTCACGTCTGCCGAGCAGCGCGACCTACTACTGCTCATGGCGATAGCGCTGGGGTTTGCGGATGAGGAGGGCAGCCTGCTGTGAACAAACTCGGCCTGCACATCATCGGCGGATGGCGTGGACAGTTCGGCCAGCCGCGGGTCGTCAAACTCGTGAATTGTAGCGTCGAATACAAACGTGAGGTGCGTGCTCAGGTGGGGCGCGATTGTCTCATCATCTGGCGGCGCATCGAGCCGGATCAGGCGCTCGATAATCCTGTACAGCGTGCGCGTGACTGGTTTACGGCTCGTGTGGGCGAAATGCGCGCCTGGGCCGAGGATGACGACAATGTGCTCTTTGAGAGCCTCAACGAAATCGCGGCGAATCCTGGCGATCTGGAAACGTCCCGCCTGTATGCCGCCTTCGAGTTGGAGCGTATGCGCCTGATGGAAGCCGAGGGCCTGCGCTGTGTTATCGGCAACTGGTCGCCAGGCCAACCACATGAGTCTCTCTGGCCCGAAGTGTTCAAGCCCCTGCTCGATGCCATGCAGCCGGGAGACTTTGTGGGGGTACACGAATACTGGAGCCGCGAACAGCCGCTCAACGACCGCTGGCACTGTGGGCGGTGGACAGTGATCCCAGAGTTGCAGGGTGTGCCGATCGTGGTGACTGAGTGCGGGCGGGGCGATGGGGGCTGGAGAGGCAAAATATCACCCGAGGAATACCTGCAGGAACTCGAACGGTATCATGCCATCCTCGACGCCTCGCCCAACGTGCTGGGCGCCGTCGTGTTCAGCACGCTCGGGCCAGCGCAGGGATGGGCAACCTTTGATCCGTCGGAGATCTGGCCGCAGGTGGTGGGCCGCTACACAGGCGCGGACTGGACGGATCCCAGCATGAGCGCGCCGCCGCCCAGCCATGCCCTCGGACCCGACCCGAGCGTGGCCTACTATCACAGCTCGCGGCACGGCTATGAGCCCGAGTGGATTATCCTGCACGACACCGAGGGGCCTGCGGAGGCCGCTCTGGCGTGGTGGCGCAGCCCGGACAATCCGTACAAGAGCAGCGCGCACTACCTGATCAAAGCAGACGGCGAGGTGATCGTCTGCGTGCCCGAGCACCTGAGCGCGCACCACGCAGGCGGAGGCAAGTGGGATGGCATCCCCGAGGGCTCGACCGGCGGCACGAGCAACATCAACCATGTGAGCATCGGGGTGGAACTCGAATACCCGAAGGCGCCGGCCTCGCCGCCCTGGCCGGGGGCGCAGCTCAAGGCCGCGGCGGAGCTGCTGTGGCACATCGCCAATCGTCACGGCATCCCGCGCGAGCGCGTGCTGCGACATTCAGATGTGCTGCCGGGCATCAAGTTCGACCCGCGAAATTTCGATTGGGAGGGATTCCTCAACCGCATCTGGCCGCCGGAACCGGCACCGGAGCCGGATGAGGAGGCGATCCGGCGGGCGGCCTGGAACGTCCGGAACATCCCCTACAACCCCGAAGCGGCTTTCCCACGCTATGCGAGGGAGCACGGGCTGGGCAACCCGGTGACGGCCGAGGTGGATGTCGGCGACGTGCGGCTGCAGGGGTTCAGTGGCGGGATCGTGTACGCCCGGATTGGTGACTGGGGGAATTGCAGCCACATCGCGTGGTAGTGCGCATTGCAGCAGAAAGGCGGCGGCCCATGGTGGACAACAATCACATCCTCAACAAAATCGACGCGGCGTTGAGAGACCCGGAGACGCCGCGCTGGGCGGTGCCCATGCTGCTCTGCCAGCGAGACGACCATTCGCGGCTGGTCGCCCACCTGGCGGCGCACCGCTCATGGAGCGACCCTGCACGGCAGGTGTTGGTATCGGTGGCCACGGCGCTGGCCGTGGCCGCAGCAATCTGGCTGGCAGCGGGCCGGCTGCCGGCAGTGTTTGGCCCCTGATAGGGGCGGAAGGAGAACGTCATGTTGGACTTTGTCGTTGCCGGTGTGCCGGCAGCCGTTGTTGTCGTCGCCCTGGTCGAGGCCGTCAAGGCGGTCGGGAAGATCGAGGGCAATCGGGCCATCGTCGTGGCCGTGATCGTCGGCGTGGGGGTCGCGCTTGCCGCGCAGGCCGCTACCATCTGGCCCGCGTTCGCACTCTGGTGGGAAACCGTCATCGCGGGCGTGCTCCTCGGCCTGGCGGCCTGCGGGCTGTATGACGCGGGCCAAGCGGTCAAGGGCAAGTTCTTGTAATCGCCTATTCCCCCTCCTCCTTGGCAGCAGGGCCTCGACGTGGCGGGCGTCGGGGCCTTGCTGTTTTTGTGCCCAAACCCGGCATAGAATTCGCTGCTTTTTTAAGGTTAGGGTATTGACAGTCATAGAATTCTATGCTATACTGAGGTCAGAGAGTAGGAAACGGCAAGAGCGAGAGAGGAGCGAGGGAAATGGCAGAGCAAATCAGCGAGAGGCAGGCGGCATACCTGAATGACCTGTTGGCGAAGGCGGATGCCCGTTGGGCGCAGGAACACATCGACGCGTACCGGCTGGGCCAGTGGTTCGACTCGATGTCCGCAATCAAGGCCGACATCCTGGCCGCTGGGTACGAGTCGGTATCCGAGGCAATCCTGCCGGTGGTCGTGGCCGACATCGAGGCCTGGCGGGCGGGCCTGGACGTGACGGCCCTCAGCAGGGCTCAGGCGAGCACGGCCATTGACGCGCTCCGCAAAGGCGGCCTGGGCGAGTTGTTCGTGGCCCTGACCATCGGTCTTCCTGCCCAGATCACCGCCTGGGACAAAATCGCCCGTCGTCGCGAATACCTGCGCTCGGTTGCCCAGCGACTGCAGGCGTAGGAATTGATGCCCCGCCGGTCGGGCCACAATAGGCCGGCAGAAAGGACGCAACAACATGACTATCCTCAAATGCCAGCAGGGATGCGGCGCGACATTCGACGAGCAGCGCGCAGCGGAGTTTGGCGTCACTGAGGGCGACCGTTGCCCATTCGACGGCGGCGCACTCGTGCGGGTGCTCCGGCCCGCTCCTGCCAATTGCGAGCCCAACGAAGCGCCGGCGGAGTTCGCCTGGCTGCAGAGACAGCAGATCACGCTGACCGAGGTGGCGGAGCTCTACCCCGTCGCCTATAGCACGCTGGCGGAAGCGGCGCGTGAGGGGCGGCTGCGGGCCCGCCAAAGTGGCGCCACCTGGCTGACGACGCGGGCCGACGTGGACCGCGCGATTGCCACGGGCAAGCTGAGGCCGCGGAAGCGGAAGTAGCACCAAGAAAAGCAGAGGCCGGGGGCTTCCCCCGGCCTTTTTCGTGCTTCGCGCTAGTGACCTTATGTTGGACTGACTCATTCATTATCCCAGTGCAATTATACCACCGTAGGGGGTTGACAGGTAGAGCAAAATATGCTATACTTGACTCGACCGTAGGAAAGTAGCGCTCGCTTGGGCCAAACGGCCCCATTTTTTCCCTGGAAAGGAAACCGCAGCAATCTCACGGTAGAGTGTGTGAAAGGATACGGTATGAGTGAAAGTGAGCAGATTTCGGTCAAGGTGGACCTGGAAACCTACAAGCGGCTGAAAGACCTGGCCGCTGCAACCGCACGCTCGATCAAGCAGACCATCCGAGTGTTGGCGTTCAGCACCACGGCTGAACAATTGGCGCCTGGCTACGCGACCGAGGAGCCCGATCCCAATGACGACCCTGACCCCGGCAACGCTGACCACTGACAACTTGCTGGGGGCTGCTAACAACAGCCCCCAGGAAATTCCTCTCACCCGCGGCCAGGTGGCACTTTGGCAATGTGCTCGAAGCCGCGCTGGTGTACGACGCGGCAGCGCGGCGGCTGTTCGGGTCGTTCGCCCGCGTCAATCTGCCGTATGCTGGAGAGGAGGCTGCATGAGGAGATGAGCATGGGTGAGGCAGCACGATGGCTACTGGTAGGGCTAATCTGTTTGCTGTGGACCTGGCATGACACACGGGACACACGGGGAGGGAATCATGGGAAATGAGTACAACGGCCCGGCTCCTGCGCGGCCGTTGCACCAGGCCGTTATCGAGGCCGCAGAGGAGGAGCTGGCCGCGCTGCGCGGAACGCTGCAAACGTTGCGCTCGCAAATCCGCCAGCTCGAAAGTGAGCTGGGCGCCATGGAGCTGGAAAACGCCGACCTGCACATGGAGATCGAGCGGTTGCAGGTCGGGCAGCAGGTAGCCGCATGAGAGGAGGTGATCCAAATCTGTTCGACAGAGAAAGCGCGCATTGGGTGGTGATGCACCCGCCGCGCGTAAGGTGAAACAAGCACCCCGATTGTAGGCCGGATTTTGCAGGCCGTCAAGGCCCCCTGTAATCAGAGGAGATACAAACCCCTATGGCCACAAACGGACACCCCATTGACGATCCCTTTGAGAGTGCGAGTAACGCGACACTCGCCCCACGCAGCTACTATGGTCAGATTCAGCTTGACGCTTACTTCTGCGTGCTCCAAAAGGGTGTGGGCAAGCTCCCCTACGACGCCGGTCAGCACAAGGCGGAAGACCGCCGCACGGCGCTGGACATCAGCCTGCTGCCCCTGCCCGAGCAGAACATCACCTTCGACATCCGCCGGGAAACCATCGCGGAGTCGCGGGAGTGGGCGGGTATCATCTGGCCATCGCTGAAGGAGCTGGGCCTGACCAGCGCCCGCGACGCGCATGGCAAGTGGGCGAAAATGATCCAAGTCGGCACGGGGCGGAAGTACCGCACGAAATCGGGCGAGGAAAAGGAAGCGACCACGTTCAAGTTCCTGGCCCTCTACGACTCCGAGGATGCCTGCCGTGCCGCTTACCTGGCTGACACGGGCCAGGATGCCGACGACGCGAACGGCAGCGCGCCCACCGCGGCGGCCCCCGGCAACGGCAACGGCCACAACCTCGACATCGCACGGCCGTTCATCGTGGCATTTGCAAAGCAGCACCAGTTCGACTTGGAGCGCACAAAAGCAGCTTGCAGGCAACAGGAGATCATCACGCGAGCCATCGACGTCGACTCGGCCGAATTCGCGCAGATCGTAGCTGAGGCCCTCGCAGCGGGGGTGAAGTGAGATGGTGCTCATTCTCCCGCCCTTCTGGGGCATCCCGCAAGATGAGGTGTTGGACTGCGACCCCTTCAACGATCCGGGCGCCGACGTGGCGCTAGAGGCGATGCTCAACAGCCCGCCCCCGCCTGAGGCGACCATGGACCCCGACGAGCTGGCGGCCGCGCTGTTCGTGGGCAGCGTCGAGCTTGCCCTCAACCCCGACATGCCTGAGCCGCCGGAAGTGCCAGCGCTCGAGCTGGCCGCATAGAGCGGCCTCTCACAATCCAGGAGGTCCCCGGTGTCAATCACAGCAGCCATCATCGACTCCCGTGAACCCGAGTGGGTGCGCGCCCTGAGCTTCGGCGGCGCCATGGTCGCCCACTCCCAGCTCGACGCCGGCGACCTCCTGGCCACATGTGACGACGGCGCTTTGCTCGCCGTCGAGCGCAAGACCCCTGACGATCTTCTCAACAGCATTCGCGAAGATCGGCTCTGGTCGCAACTCGCCGGCATCAAGGCCCAGACGCCCTGGGCGTACCTCATGATCACCGGTGAGCTCCGCAGGGGCGATGACGGCAAGACCTGGACCGACAACCGGGCGACTGGTTGGGCATGGACGGCGGTGCAAGGGGCCCTCCTCCAAGTGCAAGAAATGGGCGTGTTTGTGGTCTACACGGCAAACGATGCTGACTATGAGCCGGCTGTGCTACGGCTAGCGGCTCGCTCACACCGAGCCGAGATGCTGGTGCCCCCTACACGTGAGCCCCGTATTCTGAGCGAAGCCGAGAAAGTGCTCTGCGCTTTGCCGGGCATCGGATTGGAAAAAGTCCAACCGATTATCGAGTACACGACGTCGCCGGCGTGGGCGCTCACTTGGTTGTCACAGTTGCAGAACGAAGAACGAATACCGGGCATTGGCCTCGGCACCAAGCGGGCCATACGCAAAGCCCTGGGCCTCAAGGATGATCAAGAGCTATCCGTAGTGTATGTGGAAAATGGGCAGGTTGTGCCCAAGGAGTAACGCAACGTGGAACAGTCTCAAGCACTCACCATAGTCAACCGGCCCCAACTAACGCCCAGCATATGGCAGATGATCACCGACATTGCGCCTACGATGCACCTGGCGCGCTGCTTTGGAGTGGCCAGCAAAGAGCAGGCCGCGGCGATCATGTTGAAAGGGTACGAGCTGGGCCTGAGCCTGTCGGGATCCTTTGAGTACATCCATATCGTTGAAGGCAAGCCGAGCCTCGCTCCACGCGGCGCGCTGGCCTTGATCCTGGGCTCGCCCCTCAACGGCGGGGTCAAAATCACGGAAGAGCCCGGCAAATGCACGGTCTGGATGAAACGGGCGGACAACGGTTTCGAGCACACCCTCACCTGGACAATGGAGGACGCCAAGCGCGCCGGCGTGGTGAAACCGAACAGCGGGTGGGATAAGTACCCCGCTAACATGCTGCGCTGGCGCACAATCGGCTTTGTGGCCGACGTGGTGTTTCCCGATCTCACTGGCGGCATGAAACGGGCCGACGAATACGGCGCCGATCTCACACCCGACGGCGATGTGATCGAGGGCTCCTGGCGAGTGGCCCCCTCGCAAGCGCCGGAAGCCGAGCCCGCTGCCGAGGCTGCTCCCACCATCGAGGCCCCCACATCCACCGTCAGCCTCAACGACCTCGTGGCCCGCTACGGCGCCGAGGCCATCATGGCTGCGAACGACGGGCGCATCCCTGGCACCGATGAGGAGCTGCAGGTGGTCGCGGCGGCGCTGGAGGGGGTGGGCCATGGGTGAGTTCAGCCCAGAGGTCCGCGCCAAGTCGATCGCCACGCGCAAGCGCAAGGCCCAAGAACGCGAGGCATCGCTTGCACAATGGTTCTGGAATCGCGTATCTAAGTCGGAAGGATGCTGGACCTGGACGGGCCTCCGCACAAGAGCGGGCTATGGCCATGTGTCGTTTGCAGGTAGACGCTGGCGCTATGCTCACCGCATTGCGTGGGAACTGACCAATGGTCCTATACCTGATGGCCTCTTGGTATGCCACAGATGCGACAACCCAGGATGTGTGCGTCCCGAGCACCTCTTCCTCGGTACAAATGCCGACAACATGCGCGACATGGCCCAAAAGGGACGGGATGCATTCACTCGGTATCCTGAGCTTCGTCCACGTGGCAATCGGCATTGGACGCGGCAACACCCCGAGAGGTTGCGTCGGGGCGAACAGAACAACAAGGCGCGGCTAACCGCCGAGCAAGTCCTGGCTCTACGCAACGAATACGCGCGAGGAGTGTCGCAATCGGCATTGGCCCGGAAGTACGGCGTCCGACAGGCCTCGGTTTGGCGCATTGTCCACGGATACACGTGGAAACACGTGGCGGGAGCAGGATCATGTCAACCGTAGACCATCTGTCTTTCAGTAGTATCAACGCATATTTGCTCTGCGGCGAGGCCTGGCGCCGGCGGTATGTGGTCAAAGAGCCGGCTCCGGTCAGCGACAACCTGGTACTCGGTAGCGCGTTCCATGGGGCCATTGAAGCGTACCTCAAAGGCGCTCCCGACCTCGAAGCCGCTTATGAACAGAGCTGGACACAGCAACTCGAACGGGGCCAGAGCATCGCCTGGGAGGCCGGCACGCCCGGCCCGACGCATGACACCGGCCTGCGAATGGTCAAGGCCAAGCCTGTGCGCGACCTCTTGGCCGAAATCCGCGCGAACTTTGACCCTGAGCATGGGATAATCGAACGCCGCGTCGAGCTGCATGTGCCTGGCGTGCCGATCCCGATCATCGGCTACATCGACATCATCACCCGCGACGGCATCCCCGGGGACTTTAAGACCGCGAGCCGCATGTGGACAGACGCCAAGGCCGGCGATGAGTTGCAGCCGCTTTTCTACCTGGCGGCATTGAACCAGACGGGCGTTGAGGTACCAGGGTGGACATTCAGGCACTACGTGTTTGCCAAAGGCCAGCACCCGGCGGCAAAGGTGTTCGAGGTGCAGCGAAAGCCCAGCGAAATCTTCGCGCTGTTTGAGGTCATACAACGCGCCTGGGCAGGCATTGAGGCCGGAGTTTACTTGATGCAGCCCGGCGGCTGGAAGTGCAGCCCCAAATACTGTGAATTCTGGCAGGGTTGCCGGGCAAAGTACGTGTAAGTCACACTGCTGCCCCGTCCGCGACGGGAGAGCCATGCTGAACAAGCGAGACGGTCGGAGGGCCCCCTACACGTCTTGACGGCGGGGCAGCAGTGATGGCGGCGCAGAGGACAGAGGATGATCAGGGGCTCGCTACCCCCGCCGTCACTGTTCGGCCCGCCGTAAGCGAATAGTGCCTAGGGCACACAAACAGTGGACGGCAACGGCGGGGAGCTGAGGGGGGTGTCGCCCGGGCCGACTGGCACCGGCCCGGGCAGACCCTTGGTAGGGGAATCGGCCGACATCCGCTCGTTGTGTGGGCCTACACAACGCCGTTTGCACAGGGGGGGCGGATATTGGGAAGAGAGCTCGGACGTCCCGCTCTATTATTATGAATTCGACGATTCCG